GTATTTGCTGGCGAATCAGGCGCTGGCAAAAGTTATATTTGCTCCGGCAATATTATTCGACATGCACAAGAACAAGGCATTTATGTTATCTTAATTGATAGTGAAAATGCACTTGACGAAGCATGGCTACACGCATTAGGTGTAGATACAAGTGAAGATAAACTTCTAAAACTTAACATGGCAATGATTGATGATGTAGCAAAAACTATATCAGAATTCATGAAAGAATATAAAGTTATGGATGCTGCAGAGCGTCCAAAGGTTATGTTTGTAATTGACAGTTTAGGAATGTTGTTAACTCCAACTGACATCAATCAGTTTGAAGCAGGCGAAATGAAAGGTGATATGGGTCGTAAACCCAAAGCACTTACAAGTCTTGTTCGTAACTGTGTTAATATGTTTGGTAGTTATAATGTTGGGTTAGTTTGTACTAATCACACATACGCAAGTCAGGATATGTTTGATCCAGATGATAAAATATCAGGCGGACAGGGATTTATCTATGCAAGTAGCATTGTAGTTGCTATGAAGAAACTTAAACTTAAGACTGACGAGGATGGTAACAAGACTACAACAGTTAACGGGATTCGTAGTGCCTGTAAGATTATGAAAACACGTTATTCCAAGCCATTTGAAAGTGTACAAGTTGAAATTCCTTATACAACCGGAATGAAACCTACTTCAGGATTAGTTGACTTATTTGAAGACAAAGGAATCTTGACAAAGTCTGGAAATAAGTTACAATATATAAGTAAGAAGACTGGCGAGATCACATCCGAGTTCCGCAAAAATTGGACAGAAGATAAACTGATGACAATTATGTTGGAATGGGATAACTCTGTAGTTGCGCCAGTTGAAGTAACAGAATCATCAGAGGAAGAATAATGGAAGAAGATTTAATCATTGAAGTTTGGGACGTTTTTAAGGAATATATTCCTGAAAAAAACAAAGACACAGCTGCAAATCACTTTGTAGACTTTTTACTTGGTAAAGATGTTGATCAAAGCGTTTTAGAAGCACTTGTTGGGTTTGACAGTCATTTAGATGATGCAATCGAATTAGTTCTTGATAAAGAAACAGAAGACGATTACACTGATGATGACGAGTATTTCGAAGACGAGGACTAATAATGTCTTGGTATGCTAAAGTCAGCAAAGATATAGCACACCTTCCAGACTGTTTAGATTATTTTTACAAAGAAAGCGAAACCGCAAGACGTGAGATAAAAATACACGGAAGTGTAGAACGAGCGTCTGCGGATTTGCCTGGAATTGTAGAACAAAGATTTAATCAGCTTCAGGAAATTGAAGCTGTACTTGAATACCTTAACATAGAGTTAAGACGAATTCGTTCTAAAACATTTAAAAAATATTTAGAAAATTACCAACGTGCTCTAAGCAGTAGAGATGTTGAAAAATATGTAGATGGTGAGGCAGATGTGGTTGATATGGAAAAAGTTATCAACGAATTTGCTATGCTACGTAATCAATGGTTGGGAATTATCAAAGGTTTGGACATTAAACAATGGCAACTTAGTAATATAATTAAATTACGAGTTGCTGGACTTGAGGATGTGACATTATAATGGTTTATATCGAAGATTTGATTGAAATGCTGGTGCTTAATGGAATTTCTATGAACAAATGGGACATGCAAGTTGTTTATGGTTTTAGAGAATCTATTCTACAAGATGTGGGATTTACAATTAAACAATCTGAATTAGCATTAAGAATTATTGATCGATATAAAACTAGTCTTAATAACCATTCAGATCAAGATGTTAAAAATTACATAGAAAATCCTAAATTTCGCTTACCTATCAGAAAATCCGTGAAAAATCGAACTGTAAAAATTTCTGAAAATACTAAAGGAAAAACGATTGATGTTGAATTTCCTTACAGTGATGAGCTAGTTAACAAAATTAGGCAATATCGAACCAACAGTAAACCACAATCAGATATACAATGGGATAAAGACAAACTTTCTTGGTGTTTTTCCCTAAATGAGCAAAATATTAAATTTATATTAGAAACATTTCAAAATGATTTGTTTGACTTTGATGAAGAATTTCAAAATTACGCAGATCAATATGAAGACATTATCAATAATTTAGAAAAATATATACCAGAATTAATACTAGATAACAAAATACCAAAAATTGCGAATCCTACCCCAGGAATGCCCGAAATTACTGAAACAGAATTGTTGCCTGCAATTTTTCAAGCTAGAAAATTTGGAGTTAATTATTGGAGTGAGGAAATTGATCGATATGTTTCTAGCGATGCAGTTGACTCAGTAACTGCTGAATTTCTAAGAAGCACAACTTCTATAAATCTTGAAAAAACTGACGAAAAATGCCTCGAAAATATCATAAAATATCTAAGTCCCTGTTTATTCATTATTCCTGGAGGAAGTGAATTTAGTAAAATTCAAGAAATTTATAACATAGTACATGCTAACAATATAGATGTTAAAAATGTTAGCGTTTTATTTAGATTACCTAATGAAACCAGCAAAAATTTCAACGATTTTGTTAAAAATCAGGGGCTAAATGCTCCAATTACAGAAGATACTAAAATTGTGTGTATCAGCAATAAACTGCCTAAGACAATTTTTAAAAGCAAAATTGAATTTAATAGTATAGTAAATTTTGGTTATGATAACGCACATTACAGTTTGAGAGAATTTGTAAAAAATCACGAAAATTTGGTATTTCGACGTCCCGGAAAGCAAATTAAATGAGCTCATGTAAAATCATTATCAAAGACGAAGTAAATGTCAAAATAGAAAACTTAGACTTAGATACACGTAAAGCATTAGTTAAAAAATTCAAATATGAAGACCCAAGTGCTCGATTCAGACCATCATATAAATTAGGTAGATGGGACGGATCTGTGAGTTTTTTTGGTCTTGGAGGAACAACCTATCTAAGTATGCTTCCGCAAGTATTAGAGTACTTGGAAAGTAAAAATTTCTATATTCAAGTAGAGGATTTGCGTACTCCAGTGGCCTTAGATTTTGAGAAAATTTCCGAGGATTTTTGGGGTGATCAAACATGGCCTGAGGGTCATCGCTTTGCAGGACAACCTATAAGGTTACGCACTGATCAAGTCGAAGTCATTAATAAATTTTTAGAAAATCCACAATGTATTCAAGAAATTGCAACTGGATTTGGTAAAACAATTACCACTGCAACTCTCAGCAAAATCTGTGAAAAATATGGTCGAACAATTACCATAGTTCCTAACAAAGGGCTTGTGGAACAAACTGAAGAAGATTTTGTCAACTGTAAATTAGACGTGGGTGTTTATTATGGAGATAGAAAAAATTTAGATAAGACACATACTATTTGCACTTGGCAATCATTAAATGTTTTAGATAGAAATAGCAAAAATTGGGATGAAGTTGCATCGGCAAAATTTGAAATGTTGTTGGAAAATGTACAGACAATTATGGTTGATGAAGTACATATGGCCAAAGCAGAAGTATTGAAAAATCTTTTAACACGCAACTTAGCACACGCACCAATACGCTGGGGATTGACTGGAACTATTCCCAAAGCAGAACATGAATTTCAAAGCATTAAAGCCAGTTTAGGTGAAGTAGTTAACCATGTGGCTGCACATGAATTGCAATCTGCAGGGGTACTAAGTAACTGTCATATTAATATTGTGCAAACTGCTGAGTGGAAAGAATTTGGTAGTTACGCAGAAGAATTAAAATATTTGGTAACAGATGATTTGCGTTTGTCATACGTTTGTAGTACAATAGAAGAGATAGCAAAAACCGGTAACACATTAGTATTAGTTGGAAGAATTGAATCAGGCAAAACAATGGTTGAAAAAATTCCAGACAGCGTTTTTATTAGTGGTGAAGTAAAAACAAAAGATAGAAAAACAGAATATGACGAAGTTAAAACCGTGGATAATAAGATTATTGTGGCAACTTATGGTGTGGCCGCTGTGGGTATTAATATTCCTAGGATTTTCAATTTGGTGCTTGTGGAACCCGGAAAGAGCTTTGTACGTGTTATACAATCAATTGGACGAGGCATTCGGAAAGCGGACGACAAGGACTTCGTCCAGATATGGGACATTACGGCCGCATCGAAATATGCCAAGAGGCATCTCACGGAGAGAAAACGTTTCTATAGAGAAGCCCAGTATCCATTCACAATACAAAAGGTAAAATATTAAATGCAGATTTTGACTCTAGATAATGAGGTGTTCTACCTTAACAACTTACCAGATGAAGTAGACGATGACATGAGATTTGCTGTACTAGATAATAGTGATAGCAGTAATCCAGATTATATGTTCATACCATTAATCTTTTTAGAAAGTTTTACAGGACCAGCAGTTGTACTAAAAATTGGTAAACATGAATTAACTATGCCATTGGATTGGTGTACTATTGTCGGTGATCCAGAAGGTCCAGATATGGAAGTATTACCATTAACCAGTTTAAATGATAGAGGATTCAAAACATTTTGTTTTAATCCACGCAGTAGTTTTAGACCAGAGTTTTTAGAAATAGATATCATTGATGTTTATCAGGACGTCAAATGGTATTTTCCAAAAATGCGTCCTGGACAATTATTATGTACTCCATTAGAATCTGGTCCAAAACCACAATGTGCTTATTTTGTAAAAGAAGTTAGTAGACAAAGTGAGCTTGTAGATTTTACTAGATGTTGGTAACATGAGCTGGTACCCAAGCACAGGTAGTATGAAACCAGGAGCATCATATGTCTACGAACAAGTAGATGGTATAACGTATGCTAGGGAACTTGGTGCAGACCCTAGCACTCGAAAAGTTATTGGATATACTGAAAATTTGGACAGACTTGGAAAAAATCAGGAATCAACTATTCTTGGAATCCCAACGAAAAAAGTAGTAGAAATGATTGATATATTCAATGCCGCCGAGCATAACCCTGCTTTACAAGAAGCATTAGATCGTGCTAAAGTATTGTATTACTTGAGTAAAGAAGATGGCAACAGCAAAACTTGATATTAAACGTGAACTAAATGCAGTAGATCAAAAGAACTATGATTTTTATGATAGTTTGACTGAAGAAGAACAAAAAGCATTTAGCCCATTTATTTTAATGCGTTATACTTCTAACGTAGATGAACGAATAGTTCAAGATGAATTTGTTGAACGTACTAACGAGTTTGTAAATAAAAACTTTTCAGTAATTTCTAAAAAACACAAGACATTGATGTGGAAGTTATATGCAGGAGTTGGTATTGGAATGAAGTGTTATCATCCATATCTTGCCGCAGGTAAAAAAGAAAAAACAAATAAAATTGGTAAACTTTTAGCTGAATTGCACCCTGCTATGAAGATGGACGAGATCAATATGTTGGCTAAAATGATGACCAAACAGGACTGTAAAAAATTATTTGATAGTCTAGGATTTGATACAAAACAAAGAAAGGCGTATGAATGAGTACCTTTAATTATAAACAAATAAAAACTTTAAATCTTAATTTTAATGACAAGCATTGGGATTCTACAACACACAATTTAGTGTTGTCTTATAATCCAAAAGCACAGTCATGTATTGCAATTAATGCAATACCAATTTATAATGATGAAGTAACTGATGTTACGGCAGCAAACACCATATTACAACAATTTAGACTTAACAAATGATAGCATTAGTCGCACAGCCGTACCTTTGTGTACATTGCAATAAGAGTTTTATGAAAGAAAAAACCCTGTATGCTCACATGTGCGAAAATAAAAGAAGGGCATTACAACAAAATGAAAAACGTGTTCAAGCAGGCTTTATGGCCTTCAACAGATTTTTTAGGCTTACGCAAAACGCTAAACGCGATAAGACTTATGACGATTTTTGCAAAAGTCCTTATTATAATGCTTTTGTTAAGTTTGGTAGTTTCATTAATAATATAAATCCACTATACCCAGATAAGTTTATTGATTATGTTATTAAAAGCGGTACTAAGTTAGACAAGTGGTGTACTGATAGTTTGTATGACAA